TAAATACCCACTCTTGTTTCTCATCACCATTATAAGTGCTACTAAGTGAATAAACTTCTTTACTAAGTGCAGGTTTACCGTTTTCTGTAATTATTCTATTGCACTCAAAAGAGTATTTATGTTTTTCATTACCCTCGTTTGTGTATCCGTCTACTTCATGATTAACTATCTTTAGTCTGTAAAAGCCACTCTCAGTTATAAAAACTGTTGGTTCTTTTCTTTCTTTTCCTACGAAATTCATTGGTGCTGACATTTATTTATCTCCATTATTAATTTAAAATATTCTACTAAAGTTTCGCTAACTTCAACTAAGCTCTTACTACTGTTTTCAGATACCGCTTCGACCATAGCGAATGTACCTCTTAATAACATTGCTACATCGCACTCATTGAAGTCAATGTCTATGTCTTCATCATCTTTAAATGTTATTAATATTGTTTTAGCCACCTATTTCTCCTCAAATTCAGCTACATAATTCATAAGTAGCTCTTTACTATTAACTAACTCACTTAGCAACTCTTCATCTTCATTTAACTTAAATTTTGTAGCAAACTCTTTTACATCTGCACTGCTAAAACTTAACTCTTTTAGCTTGTTAGATAAGCTTAGCTTTAGAGAGTTTTGTGATGGTTTTTGTTCAACTATCTCTGCATCTACTACCTCTATTGTTGGAATGTCGTTCTCTGCACGGACTGGTATATCTTGGGCTTCCTCAACACTATACATATTATTCAAACAAGCAGGGTTGCTCATTCTTATCCCGGAAGACGAACATCTAGCTCTAAGCATCTCTTTAGGCATCCGTTTCCAGTTGTCTTTACCTACTAACTGTGCTTTTGTTGCATCAGCCCAAGTGTACTCGTAAACAAGTTCATTACCGTTAAATGTGAACTTAGCTTTAGCAATCTTATCCGTTGTTTCTAACCACTCAATCACTCCACCACTCCTCATATATCGTGCTACCATTTCAGTAGTTTTCAGTGCAGGCATACCTTGAATAACTGAGTACATTTGGATAGCAGATATTGCAGGAATACCCTCTGCTTGACTAATAAGCATAAGTGTTAATGCTTGATTTACATTTTTTAATCCAAATAGCCCAGACTTTGTAACTGCTTCTGCCTGAGCAATTAAACTAACCATGTTTGGCTCTCTTACTATTAAATCTTCTGACATTTCGCTCTCCTTTTGTTAGCATCTATGCTATTTTCACTTTTAGTTACCCATAAACAAGTTTTAGGGCTGTATATCTTAGGGAATATATCTAGTTTATGACACAGAATATCTTTGTCTATCTCTAAAGTGTTTTTGTATCCATTGTCTAGAGACCACTCTTTAAATGATAAATAATCATTTTTCCATTCATCACAAACAGTTACACCTTTATCCCCATAATTTTTAAAGGCTTGATTGTTTTTGTTATAACATCTATTTTTCATGTCAGTCCAAATACTATATAATCTTACTCTTTTCGCTCTGTCTCCATGTGTTGTTTTGTGTGCTTTTGTAGCACAACTTTTACATTGAGTAGAGATTCCATCATTAACATTATGAGTGCAAGTTCTAATATGTTTTAAACAATTAGGGCATTCATAAATTCCATAAAGCTTTTTTACTTTAGAATTTGTAGTTGCATAGACCATTCCTAAATCTTCAATAAGTTTCACTATTTATCCTTATCAACTAAAGATTTAATATACCCTTGAAGTGTCATACCTTTTTGCTTAGCTTTTTGCTTAGCTTTTTCGTGTACTTCATCTTCTACTTTAATCATCTTCATCTTACCTCCTTAAAAGTTGTACAATAGTTTAACTAAAGTTAGCTTAAAGTTTAATAAGTTTAGCGAATGCCAAGAGAAAATTTCTCGTCTATACTACAACCCTCAATAACTAAACCATCTTTCAAAGCTTCTTTAATAACTTTCTTATCAGCTTCTCTTTTTAATCGCACATATTCACGAGGCAACAAATCCACATCTTTAACCGAAACCGACTCACTTCTATTAATAGTAAAATTAAACTTAGTAGTTTTTAGCTTACTCTCACCACTTGCATTTAAAGCACTAAACATAAGTTCTTTTAAGAAGTTAATCTTGTTACTTCTGGCAGTAGCTCTCGCAGTTAATCTCTTAGCTTCATCTTTCAATAAAGTAACCTCTGCATCAAGTTCTTTAACAATGTACATAGTTGCATCTAGTTTATGTCCTAAAGTGCCTTGCACCTCTTTAAACAGTTCATTTACTGCATCTGTATTGTCGATTAGTTCACCTGTTGTTTCGTCAAAATCTTCGTTTGTGATTAAGTCTTGTAATGCTCTGAACTCTGTGCTTAATTCGAATAGTGATATTTTAGTCATTATTCAACTCCTTTAATTTGACAATCAAGTCTCTATCAAAAGCAATAGCTTCTAACTTTTGGCTATCACTCATAATTCTAAACTCAAATGTATCCCTTAGAGTGTCTGACATTCTAATTTCTAATAAATCAATTAAATGATACTTTTGTTCTTCATTCATTCTCTAGTTCCTTTTATTTATTTTTTGACACATTTTATTTTTGTTATAGACAATTTAGAATCAAATCTATCTCTAACTGTAGTGTTTTTTCCTCTTATTTCTATCTCTCTTGAATTGTAAAATAATTCATTTTTTGCATTATCGCAAGATTTAAGAGAACTAAACTCTTGCATTTCTATTCCACCACCACTATGTAATCCTAGTCCATCAATCTGTCCTACAAACATAACAATTAATACATACATCTTCTAACTCCTTTTGTTTAACTAAGAAGAATTATAAACTATATTTACTTACACTAAGCTTAAAATGTATTTATTATATACAATTTAGCTATATTAATCCTTTATGCTTATTTAGCTTCTCTAGTTTTTGCATAAACACTTTCATTGTAGTCTTTACTCTTATTTTGTCTGTATTGATTCCATCTATTATTCGATCTTTATACAAAATAACGGTCATCACATTTGAAGGCATCTCGAATTCGATTTGCTTTATCTCTTCTAGGTTAAGCATTAGAATAGCTCTTTTTGTGTTGGAACCGCAAACAAACCAACTTCACAGTTAAACTCTTTAGTGTGTTTGTCTATTCTAGCACTTGCAAGGTCAAAATAAGTCTTATCCATCTCAAAGCCTATATAATTTCTTTTAGTGTTTATACAGGCTATTGCAGTAGTTCCACTACCTAAACAATTATCTAATACGGTTTCATTTTCATTTGTATATGTTTTTATAAGATATTCAAATAATTTTACGGGTTTTTGTGTTGGGTGTAGTTGATTATGTGTATCGTTATTGCTGAACTCTAAAATTCTATTTGGGTATCTCATTCCACTATCTTCCTGAGTGTATGAATTTTTAGCTCGATAAATGGCTTCTTCTCTCTCTTTTACATACCCTCTTTTGTATATCTTTTTTGCTTTGCTCATTATTGGGTTATATGTAATTTTATCTTTATAAAAAACTAAAATATCCTCATAGTTGTTAAGTGGTTTTATCTTTGCATTTAAAAAACCAGTTGCCTTATTTTTTACCCACTTCCAATCATATTTATAATTCTTAATATTACTAATTCTAAGTTCTGAACTAAAAGGCTCTGAACCACTTAGTACCACAACCCCATTGACCTTTATTATTCTGTTATATTGCTCCCAAAGTTTATCAAATGGAATTACTGAATCCCAAGAACAATTTGTCGTCCCATAAGGTAAATCGCACAAAATCATATCTACACTCTTATCTGGTATTCTTTGCATACCCATTAAGCAATCTTCATTAAAAATCTGATTAATCATCTGTATTTATCCTCATTTGAACTTCCATCCATCTCCTAGATGACTCATTTATTTTGTGCTGGTCTTTGTTCCATTCTAATTGAACTTCATTTTCTTTTTTTATATTCTTAAGTTCTTTTTTTATATTTGAAACGAGCAAATATAATGCAAATATTCCACCAACCAAAGGAATGTACATAAAATATAATTTAAACATCATAATAAAAAAATCTAAATCTTGATTAGTCATTTTTATTACCTTTTTTAGGATGTATTAAATCGTAATCAAGTTCACCAAATAAATCAACTTTTTCACCATCTATAAAAGTTTCATGGCTAAATATTGGCTCTTCATCTGTAATCAGACTTTTTGCCAACACAAGACCGTTATATAACCCTTGCATATACTCATCATTTATATTGTCTTTTTGAACTTCTATTAAATCATTTAAATCGCTAAGTATTTTTTCTATTTTCATTCTAAACTCCTCTTATTCTTGCATAAATTACAAATAAAATTACTGCTATTAGTATAGAACCACTAACTATATCGCCTATCGTGTATATAAACATCTACTTAACCTCTTTGCATTTAATAGCACTATCAATAATCTCATAAATAGGAACTTCTTTAGAAGTCGCTAACTCTTTCAACTTAACCCATAACTCTTTTGGAACTTTTATTGTTTTCATTTTAATCCTTTATAGTGTAATTATACACTTATCTACCTTAATTATTTATTCTCTAACTCCATTAATCTAATCTGCTCTCTCAAATACCACTCAGCTTTTTTCAAATCTTCCAACCCATTCTTCCGCTTATATCTACTAACATACTTAATTACATTAGCGATACACCAACTAAATTCACCCTCGTTAGCTGTGATGTACTCTAAAGGGCTTATCTTTAGGTCTGTATAGTGTGTTGGTTCTATTGCATTTTTCTTACTCATAATTTTCCCTTACATAAATTTAATAGCACTAATTTTACTATTTTTCTCTCTGATAATATTTATCATACTCATAACCTCATCAGTTGTTTTATTTTTATTTTGTAACTCTTCCATTAAACGGTTTGCATATCTATGATGATAATTGCATTTTTTACACTCTTCTCTAAGTTCTAGTTTAATTCGCTCCCATGTAATAGTTGCAGAACCCATAACCTCTTCGTGATGTATTATTTTCAACTCAGCATCGGATAACAATATTTGTCGCTCTACGGTAGTCTCGTTACAATGTTCACACTTAAAGTAAAACTCTATAGCCTTATTCGTTTGTTTCATTTCTATTTTCTTATCAGATAAAACTTCTCCACATTTACAGAAACCAATATTTAAAATCTTCATCTCTTCTACTATGTCGTAGTTGCTACATACGGTGCATCTATATGTAGTAGTCATTGTATATGTTACTTCGTCATTCTGTTTTGCTTTTTTGTCTAAAATAATCATATCACTTTCACATACTTTGCACTGTTTTTTCTTCTTAGTTTGCTTTGTCTTTTTTAAGTCAATGTCTTGTTTTGGATGAACACCAACCCTATTTAAAACATCTGCTAAATCTATCACCAAGCAATAATCGTCATTAAACTTTCTCGTACCTCTCCAAATAATCTGATAGAATAATGGTACACTTAAAAGTGGTCGTGCGAATATAATAGTATTTACACATGGAATGTCTACACCTATTGAAATTTGAGCTACATTTATAATCAAGTCAAAAACTCCATTCTCAAAGTCTTTTATTATGTTGTCTGATTTCTTTTTAGAGTGCATAGTTTCGCATTTTACCCCTGCACTTAAAAACTCTTCTTTTAGACTTTCTGCATGAGATATATCAATAGCAAATAAAAGCGATTTTCTACCTATGCAGTATTTTTTATAACTATCAATAATGTCTTTTTTAATCTTTGGCTTCTCCATTAAGTCAAACGATTGACCTTGATGAAAATTTCCACCTACTTTTTTAATGTTTTTAGTTGACACTTTACTAATAGATAACACTTTTATATCTTTTGCATACCCTTTTTTAAATAGTTCTGAATATTGAACTCCCTCAACTATATCATCAAACTTTAATACATTGCCACTAATATCTGTAGGGCATCCACTCATAACAATAGAATACTTACTCTTTATATTATGTCTTAGTTTTGTATCCGTGAAGTCTTTTTCATCTAAGATAATTAAATCGTACATTTTAGTTTCAGTCTTACCAGCCTTTTGTAAAGTTGAAATATCTATGTTTTCTACATCATCAAAATAATCTTTTATCTGTTCAGTAAGTGATTTTCTAAAACTAAAAAATCCGATTTTATTACCTTTTTCTAAGGCACTCTCTATAATCATTTTGCATAGTAATGACTTACCACTACCTCCACACATTGAAAGGCATATATGCTTATTTCCATTAGCAAAAGATGTTCTTATGTCATCGTATGCTTTTTGCTGATAGTCTCTTGGGATTAGTTTATTTTTCATAACGATGCACCCGTACAAAGAGTTAAACATATCTTTTTATTGCCTTGCAGGAAAGACTGTTTTGTCTTTTTGATTGCTTTGGTTTGGTAGGAACGGAGTTTCATAATTCACTCCATCTATCAGCTATAACTTTTTTACAAGCCTTACATCTGAAAATATCCCAACCATTGTCAATTTCATCTGTATATATAAATCTAGTTTTATCTGCTCGTGGGGTTATGTCTGCATTTACTATTTTAGTTATTTTCTTGCAACATTTACACTCACCTTTTATATGTATTTCCATTAAAACAACCCATCCGCTTCATTAAACATCTTATCTTCCGCCGTTTCAACATAAACAGTCTCAACACCAGCCTTATACTTCGGTTCTTCCATAGCAACTAAACCAACCAACCAATTATCCCCATCTTTTTTATACTTAAACATCGTGTTCTTATGCTCCTTTATTAATTTTTCAATATCACCAGCACTAACTTTTCCTTTGAGCATATTTTTCAATTCTCTTTTGTCAATAAATCCTTGTGCTTCTAAAATCTCTACTATCATTGCCACATCGTCCGACTCTTCATCCTCTGGAATATCAGTAGCTTTAAAAACCATATTGTCGAAGTCTAAATCAACTGCTATTTTTTCATCTATTAAAGCACGAGCTTTAGAGTTTTTAAGTAGCAGCACCCCATTAACATTAGAAATATAAGTAAGATTATCGCTCGAAGCTTCGATAACTTGCGAACCTACATAATTTAATTCACCGTCTTCGTCTTTACCCTTTCGTGTGTGGTGCAAAGTGATTATAGTAGCTCCGAATATGTCACGGACTTGTTGCAATAGATCAAACATCGGATTAATAGATTTATCATCATTAATTGAACCTGTGATAAAGTTTTTAAGACTATCTATAACTATTAAAGTTTTCTCTCCACTATCTCTAAAGTTAGTAAGTAACTCTAAATCTTCTTTCATAGCTTCTTTACTTGCAGTTGAACCAGTGTAATATGCTATCTTATCATCACCGTTCATGTCCATAAGCTTCAAAATACGGTCTTTTGTATATACAAGTGGATTATCTGCATCAAAGTAGATAACATTTTCTATATGTTTTTCTTCAAACAAGCGATTAATTATCGCAAATGTTAAAGCCGATTTACCTACATTTGGCTGACCTACTAAAGTAGTAATTTGCTTATGTGGCAACATTCCATCAATAAGCATCTTCATGTTTTCGGTGTCTTTGATTATTTGTCGTGTTACTGAATTGTTTTTACTTCTAAGTACATTTAGCCAGTCGTTGTCTTTTTGGTTGTCTAGACTACTGACATATTCCAATAAGTCTGTTTTAAACTTCTCAATAGATTTATACTCAATAACTAAATCCTTGAAATCTTCACCTTTTAAATTGTATTTCTCTCTAAAGTCTGCATAGTTGAACTTCTTTTTGTTACAAACAGTCTCTTGCATAATTCTATTAATTGCATTTTGCCCAGCTTCACCATCGTCACCCATAAAAATTAATTCACGGTCTTTTGTAAGTTCAAATGGTATCGTTCCTTTATATGAAGCACTTGGTAGCGAAATAACACTATATCCCATTAAAACGGCTACTAAATAGTCGCTAGTACCCTCTGTAACTATCGTTAAAGGGTTTTCAGTTAGTCTAGTGTATAAGAAGTTAGATTTAACCCCATCAAGCCCACACCACTTAACACGGTTATCTCCAACCATCTTCCAGCGGTATTTTAAACAAGTCTCAACACCGTGTTCATCTCTTAATAGAATCATTGTCGTGTCTTCATGTTTAGACTTCTTAACACTACTTACAAAAAATGCTATATCTTCATCACTTCCACTTTGAAACACTCGCTTAGGTGCAAATTCATCTAGTAGTTTTTTATGTGCTTTATCTTTGAAGTTTAAATCTATTTGACCATCGAATATTTTTCTTATTACTGTGCTTGACATATAATCTTGTTGTGGGATTGGTGCTAGTTTTTTAGGCTCGACATATCCACCGTTATCTATAACACCGTGACTCTCTTTAAGTTCAACTATCGCTTGTGCATTAGTTATTTTTTTCATATCAGCATAAAATTTTATACTATCTGCTGTATATCCACATCCAAAACAATGTGCTATTTGTTTTTGTGGACTTACTGAAAAGCTAGGAGACTTCTCTTCATGAAAAGGACAACAAGCTTTATTCTTTTTAAGTTCTATAAAACTAGACACAGTTTCAACTATATCCATTTTTGATTTTAATTCTGCTATTATTTCTTTTATATCACTCATTATATTTTTCCATGATTATTATGAAAACAATATTTTTTTTCAGCACAATTTCTAAGTTCAATGGCAGTATGTTTATCTTTAGAAGAGCCTAGATGTTTTCTCTTTCCTTTTATGCTTATGTATGCAATCCACACATTGTCTCTTTTTGAATAATGAACACCCATTTTTCCACTTTTGTTGTCTTTATGCATCTTAGTATTTTGAGAGTTTTTTTGAAAAGTAACATCTCTTAAGTTCTCAATTCTATTATCTGTTTTATTGTGATTTATATGGTCTATATTAAGCATTGGTAATGCTCCATATACATAGAGCCATGCTAGTCTATGTGCTTTGTATAATTTCTTATCCAATCTTATTTCTATGTATCCATCTGCTGATAAATTACCTGCAATGTCTCCAACTTTTATTCTATTAGATGTTCTTTTTATCCAGTAAAATAATCCGCTATTTTTATCATATCTAAAAAGTTCTTTCAGTCTGGATTGTGTCATTCTTTTCGCCTTAGCGACCTATAAATTTAAGTGTGAATATATTGGAGTAAAGTTTCGGTCGAGGTCTTACTCATTCTTAGCACTTAATGAAACACACACAAAGAGGCTATGATGCCTCGACCAAGAAGTATGAACCTCTAAGTGTGCTTGATTAAAAGCTTATCTGTTGCCGAAAGTATAAACCATATTTACTTAATTAAACATTAATCAAATACAATTCCCATGTCTCTTGCTTTTTGTAGCATCTCTTCCGTGTCTGTAATTACGACTCTGTTCTCTTTGAGTTGTTCATCAAGTCCTAGTGGTAGGTATGGCTCTTCACTACTAGAAGATCCTAGATCTACTCCAATAGTAATACTATTGTTTTTTGCTTTAAAATATACCGTACCACTAGCAAATAACAAATAAGCTACTAAGCCGACTGCTAATAATATTAACAGCCTTTTTAATAATGCTTTCGCTTTAATTATAAATTTACTTAACATTCCACTTACTTACACCCGTTCTTTTTTCATATGTGCGCAACACAAAATACCCGCCGATAGCAGTTACAGCCAAGTTTGTGAATAAATCAACCCATACCGTCTTAATAGCAAATTCACCTACATTCCCATCAAAAAAAGCTAACAATGTTGTGATTATCATTAAATAAATAACTAGCATAGGTCGTGTAAGTTTAGCGATACGACTATCACTATTACTATCTGCTACCCATCTCTTAGTTATTTCCTCCTCGGCTTTTTCACCGTGAGATAACTGCATTTTTTCAAGTTCGTTTTTTCTCTCTAATCTCTCATCATCACTTGTAAAAGCTCCATCTATTGCATCGCCTACACTACTAATAATGTCACCTAGTTTAAAATCTATCATTCCCATATTATGCTCCTAATGTTCTTTGTAGCCAACCGCTTAAAAATACTTTGTTTTTTGGATATTTGTTTGCTAAATAAGCATATCTGGCAACTTTTGCTAGTTTGAATCTAAGAAGTAATTTCTCTTCATCTAACATATTGATCGCATTAAGTGTTTGATTGCCGACTATACCATCCGCTGTAACTCCTATTACTGTTTGCAATAGTTTTACCGTTGTTATCCTACCCATATTGATTGCAGTGTCTAGTATTTGAAACTGTATCGCTATACTATTAACATCTTCAATATTTATAGGATTATAAAAGTTCTCTCTATAAAATTCTATAACAGAATCTTCTAATAATTTATTATATTGATTTTTATCATTTAGAGAATCTACAACATTCCACCCATTCCATTTAGGGAAATATTTACGAGAAATACCTTTGTAAGTTTCTCCCCCTGAGTCCTTAGGATTATTTGCATAACCACCTTCGTTATTTAAAACTTTTTTGATTATCTTATTAAATATCATTTCTTTCCTTTTATCGCTTGTTCTATAGTGTAAAGTATATTATTAACACTATTTTTTTTTATGTAGTAAAACACACCGCTGCACACTAAAGTAGTAAGAATAGCACCAACTAAAAATGATACAAAACTTTTATTTGAGCATTGTCTATTTACTTCTTCTTCTATGAATAGAGTCTCTTTATTGAATGCCGTTCTAGCTTCATCATGATCTTTTAACATTGAGCTTATTCTTAATCTGTACTCTAAAATATGTTTCATTTTATCCCCCTTTTATAACTTTGAAAGTATTGTATAAATCACTCATAAACGGTGACCATGTTTTAAACTGTGTACCAATAATAACACCAGCTAAAAATATCAATCCGATAATTATTAAATTTACTTTATCCTGACCATTTTTAAGACTATGAGTGTCATTTTTAACACTCCCTAGCACTAATTGTAGTTCTTGATTTAATTTAAAAGTGGCTATGTCTCTATTTAACCCCTCTTTCTTTATGTCTAAGATGTCTTGATTAATTGACTCCAACACTATCTCCTTTCGCTTGTAAACCCATCATTCTAGCTTCTCTTAGTTCGGCTATCGTAACTAATATAATACCGTCTGCTGTTTTCCATAAATATTCAACTATTCCATTTTCAATTAAGATAGATATAACATCTGCTAAATCTGCTCTACTTGTAGGATCAGCATAGAATCTCTTTCCTGTTGAAATTGTTACTATTAATCTACTTAAAGTAATACCTACTAAATTTTTAGAATATGCTTTGTAGTCTGCATCTGTAATTTTAAAATCTGCAATATCTGCAGTAGTGTCATACTTTGGACAAACATCGCCATTAAGCCATTGATTATAAGTTGGGGTACAAACATCGGGAGCAAAATACCCATCTATCGCAATCACATCAACTATATAAGTGCCATCATTATTTATATGACCTACTTCCTTGATTGGTTCTATCCATTCGCAATAAGTGTACTCTATAGGCATCTCATTATATATATAATCAGTTGCAGATATTTGATCTTCACCGTCTCTCAGCTCGTCTACATATTCTTTGTACTCTATAGCTTTTTCTTCCGCTGTAGACTCTCTAAGAATAGGATAAATAGCAGCATAAGCATCTTTTTTTAAAGAAGTCCATTCACTACAATTAAGTTCTTTAAAATGTTCGTCTAAAGATGAATCTACTAAGTCTTGGTTTTTTAGAGCAGACATTTGTTGTCTTGCTCGTTTTAAATTAGTCATTTTTAAATACTCCTGTTCTTGTAAACCCTACATAACTCTTAGCTGTGTTACCATTTAAGTCTGTAAAAGTTCCGTTTGTTAAATTGTCAAACTCTCCATTATCTCCATCGTAAACACCTGCATTAGATATGAGTTCTTTACCCATAACTTGTACTACATACTCATTATTTGTATCTACTGCTAGTGTAGGAAATGACTTAGCAGATGGAGATACTTCTGCATCTAGTGTGATTGTTGAGTGTTTAGGTACTGTTTGTAAGTCTTTTGATTTATCCCAAGTTACATTTATATCGTAGTCAAAACTTGCAGAAGATGCTGTAAAGTCTACATCAATCGTATTTGTTATAAAATCACCATCACTTGCTGAACTGCTGATGAAAGTTCCATCAACTAGAAATAGTGTTCCAATATTAGCAACAACCTTATCTCCAACTGTAACTTTAATATACTTTTGTGTCTCTGCATTCTCTAAAGTCTTACTCTCTAACCCATTACTACCATTACCTACTGCAACCTTACCAGTAACACTATTAGTTATCATACTACCTTTATAGATACTATGACTATTAGATGCTACTGTTTTAGGTAGTACCATTTCTATAGGAAGTGGAGATGATTTAGATAGTGGTTTATTTTGAGATGTGTAGTTATGCATATACCAATAGCCTAAAGTAGTACCACCATATCTAATATTATTATTAATACTATCAATGTCTCTTAGTAAGCCACCTGCTAGTGTTGAACCATTCCATTGTACTGCTGTAGTCCTAGAAGATGTTGCCTTATTGCTTAGTTTGTAAAATGTCTCCCCTGCATCCACTGGTATATAATCCTCACCTTCCTCTCCAACTAATAAAGGATTAAAATTAGCACTCTTACCACTTGCTAAATGGTTTAACCAATCTTGTGGATAGTTACTAGGGTCTCCTATAATGTCTGTTGATAGTGATGTTCCTTGTGTAAGTTGACTATTATCATATTCCATAATTCCATCAGTTATCATACCTGATTGGTCTTTATATGGTGCAGTAGGTAAACTAAGTAACCTAACTCCAACACTCTCACTCATATCTAAATCACCACCAACCATATCACTATATGTACCACTAA